CGATCAGCTATCTCTTTGACTTCCATAGTTTCTTCTCTCATGGGATTACCCTTCGTTAGTTACATCAATGTAAAACTCGTACTCATCAGGATATGCGTTATGCAAATCTCTAATGAAACAAGTAAACTCATAGTCATGGATTGCGTCTTTGCATACCTTGGCTACTTCACCTACATACCACCATGCTGTGATCGCGTGGGTGTTCAGCCTTTTGGGTATCTTCACGCGCCTCGTAGTTGTTTCTACTTCTCTCATCGGTATAACCCTCCCTTGTTGTTGATACCCTTGAGGTCATCAAGGTCTGTGATGAGCATGTAATTGCTCTTGTGCATAGGTGCGACTGTGCGCCTAGTGGTGCGTGACTCATCCTCACCACATGGCATACACAAGCGATACCCTGCATTGGAACGCTTTGCGGAGAACGTGTCCCCGCACCGCGAACAGATTGGCTTCATGCGAGACATGTTTATCCCACAGATTCTGTGTTGACAGTAGAAGTCAGCAACATGTAGTCTTGAGTACCGAGTCCCTCATGGCTGTCGCCTTGAATACAGAGGTGCATCTCATACTCAGCAGTTGGCTTGTTTGCATACACACCGATGATGCGGTTGTTGCACAGAAGTATGTGTACTTCGTAGGGCTGTGCGTTGAGGATTGACTTGCGCAATACTTCGTACACAGTTGGATGGACATGGAGGTTGTTACCCAATCCCTCTTGAATGTCAATGGCTAGATCTTTCATACGGCTCATACTGATTCCTTACTGGTTGATAACTGAATGACATCAGGTTTCCCTGACGGACTAAATAGCGCTAGAGTCTGAATCTTTCTCAAGCGCATACGCTGAGTATACCCTAACTTTACACTTAATGCAAGCTGATGTATAACTTTCGTCATTAGGACTATCCCTATGGTGGCGGCGCACAACTTCTCTCGCATCAATTCGACTAGCGAACCATTTGCTCAAGCGTTGGCACTCGTAGCCCTCGGCTTCATCTTGTAATAAAGTCATCTGTCAGACATCCTTTTCTTTCCGATGAACGCAAGCCCGATGTCTAGCACCCATGCTTGGAAGTCCCACTCATCCCAAATGCCTTGACGCACAAACTCATACGCCAACTGGAATTCGATAATTTTCATGTCGTGTCTCCTACATTCCTATCCAAGATCAAGCGCAGGATTGCGCTACGCATTTCCTTCGTGATATGTTCATCTTTTACCTGACTGTAAATGTTCAGGATCGGTGTCGGTACATCCTCAGTCGCAATGCGTTCCCATATGTGATTGCCTGCTCTGTTCTCCCAAAACCAAAACACAGGTGGGTTGTCAGCAAGTGCGACAGTCCACAGGTGCGCGTTCTCCCTTCCAGTTCTGCTTACATCGTTGATCACGACGTAGCCATTGCCTATTGCGTAATTCATAGTGTCCCCTTTGGCTGATGCGTTGTTTACAGGATGTTGTAGCCCTTGAGCCATCTGCGCGTGTCCTTGCCCATATGCACTACGGACAAGTCAGCGAACTCATTGTCGATATCCCTGAACTCATCAAAGTCAAAGTCGGGATCGGTTGTGTTCAGTAATAACTCTCTGTCGATATGCACTTCGTCAGAGAACTGTGTATCTGCATCGTATGCAGTATGTTGTGTAGGTACTGCTTTGAACTTGGGTAAGCGCAAAGTCTTACGCACTTGCCTTGGGTATGCCTTATGCATGTCATTGACATCACCCTCGACATGGTAAACAGCGTGGCTGTCAGCGTTGAAACAAAAATGAACGTTCATAATAATCTCCAGTTGTTGCAAAAGTTTTGGGACATCAGCCAACCCTGACGGGCTAACTAACGAGTGGTTGTAATGTTCTCCCAACCAACTGCGTTGATTATAACATTATTAGGGGATAAATCAAGTGTTTGTATAACTATCGTCATTAGTGGTGTCAAAACTAAAAGTGTAAAGTTAGCTTGGAATTGACGAAAAAAACTGGAATTTTGGAATCTAGTAGTAAGGTATTACTTTGTATTGAGAATGAGACGGAAAGTGTGATTGGTACTAGGTTAAAAAGAACTAATAAGTACTATATATATTACTAAGTTCCAATATTCCAATCTTTTTGGAATTTGATTGCTTGGGGAAGAGTGATGTTTGCACACCCACTTTCTTGCTTCGTAAAGTTATGCGATGCGAAAACTTGCACCTTGTGATGAACATGAACGAACGAGGAAACCTCCAAACTGGCTATGTTCACAAAATAAATTGGAATTTTGGAATTTTGCTGTGGATAACCCTGTTTTTCCCTTATAAATCAACAACTTGCGCGGTTCCAACTTTGCAAACCAAATTGGAATCTGACTGGAATCTGTGCGCTAAACATTGGAATTCCAATTTATTGGAACAAATTCCAACTTATTGGAATCGGGTTGAATCTTGGAACCGACGTCAGGGTTAGCTGACGCGCTATATAAATTACCCTCCATGCGTACGCCCACGCGCACAAGGTCACGCGCGCGAAAACAAAGAACTGGTCTCAAAATTTTGGGACAAAAAAAATACCGCCCAATCTTTCGACTGGGCGGTATGGGGTGAGAATGTTATTTAGTATTGTAAGTTGACCAGTAGGCTTTGACCGCTAGTCTATGCTTTGCGCTGTTTGCCGTTGAATCACTCTGGCGCTTTTCTGCGGTTACCGCACGTTTATCAAGTGTGCCAAAAACCTTTTCAACCGCCATTGTGAAACTATCATTGCCGTTGCGCTCTCTAGGTTTATCTTTATTGATAATCCGTTTTGCCGCATCTATTAGGTCTTTTAGTGAATTGTGAGCATATTTCCGAAATTTATCTCTAGCCACTGAAACAACAGTGTGCAAGGGTTTATTATACTTGTCAGATTTTGTATTATTTAATAATCCAAATTCAGTCCCAGTATAAGACCATGCAATAGTAGGATTCATTTTGATAATTTCTTTGCCCTTATATTTTGTCGCCAAAATTTCGGGTGTAATCTTATCGGGTGAATTTTCACTATTGCCAATTTCAATATACATTCCAGTGTCACCCATATAAAAATAGGTATCACCTAGCAATTCAGTAGACCTAAGCGCAAAACCCTCATAAAGATCAGATTTTAACTTTTCCTCTACTTTTGTGGGAAATTCAGGGTTTTTATCCATTACCCATTGGGCAATAGCTTTTGACCCTTCGCCATGTTTTGCTATTTTATAACCCGCATCTTTGTTGCTAACGGGCAAAGACATTTCAATGGCATTAGCCAAAATAGTTTTTTTAACTACCATAATATTCTCCAGTAATGTTAAAGATCACAAAACTGAATCAGTAGGATTACTGACCCAGTGTAAGTATTATATAGCAAATCCCCTGACCCTGACGACTTATTTAACGCACGCTCACCCACGCCCACGCACGCACGCCGCTAGGTGCGCCCGAGAACACATAACTGGTATCAAAAGTCAGGGACAAAAAAAGACCGGGGGGACAAGCCCCCCGGCTTGGCTCAGTGTGGATTAATCACACTGGATTTCGTATTTCACAACCGTTTCGGTTGCAGTGCCCACCGCGACCTTACGGCACGTTGGACTATCTTCTTTGACGTATGCATGAAGTGCCACTGAAAACTCTGGCATGTCATAGTGATAGTCACGATTGATTGACTCTGCCCAATCCCTGGTAGTACGGCACTCGCCGTAAACTTCGAGAGCTTTAAGCACGTCGACAATGCGACCTTGCTTGAACGAATCCAATTCGCGCATGCTTATCAAAATCTGGGGCTTTTCGAACCCAGTGTAAATTGACAAACGGTCGCGGGAATCCATTAGAGGGCGGATAACCCTTATGAACGCCGTGATTTTCGCTTTGGCATTTGCCAACTTGATTTTGCCTACTTTGGCACGTTTGATCGTGTCATTAGCATCGGCATTAGCTGACTTGAAAACGGAAGCGATAGTTGGTTTTTTCATGATCTCTCCAATAAAAACCTGGTTTATCCCTTTCACTCCATGTGATCGGGTAAGAGTATTATACACCAGACTGGGGCTTGTAGGGGCGCACGCCCAAGCGCACACACGCAACTTGACGCGCCCGCAGACGAATAACTGGTATCAATAGGGCCGAAGCCCTATTGGTTAGATGTAACGAGTACCGTTGTAATGGTTCTCAGCGTGTTCAGCCTGACCATCCTCTTCACGCATGTCTTTACGTACTTCTTTGTAGACAACGCCTGACAGGAAACCGCCAAGTATTAGGAAGCCAAGGTGCATATAGCCATGACCATAACCTCCGCCCTGCCAACCAACAACAATTAACAATGTGATAACTACTGTGAACAATATATAAGCTAATGATTTCATGATTTTCTCCAGTTTGATTTAAGGTGAGTGGCTCTGTCACAGCCACTCTTGGGTTTATTAAAGGTCTAACAACATCTGTGGTGACCAGTATTTATTGATCATTACTTCAGCAGGGTAGCCTTGGATACCTTGCATAGACAGACCAAACACAACTAGACTTCTTGGCGTTCTGCCATTGTCACTCTTAAGAATGTCAATCACTTTATGGTATTGACGATTACCTAACCACTTCCTGCAATCCATCAAGGCATTTGATTCTGCTAAAGGATTAGTTGTGTCGTATTTAATTTCGTATGACATTATGTTCTCCAGTTAAAAGTTCTTTGCATAAAATTCGGCAATTGACATGTTGCGTGTGTTGTAAGCATCACGATTAAACAGTCCGCCCTCGCCTGTCTCTTTACAATAGATTGAGACTTCATTGTCATGTAAGTCAGTGATGACAAACCCGTCTAGCTCTATCTTAAATCTAGGGTAATAACCTGACTTAGCATTGTCTGAGTCCGTGCGCCCCATTCCCAGGTATTCACAAGGAATGTTCTCACACTTGCACTCTTCTAATGTCATGGCTACATCCCATGCCATATAACTAAAGTCAAATTTACTCTGGTCTACTTCAATCATATCTATCTCCAGTTATCCACATCACACCATGTGATGCAGTAAGTGTATTATATCCCATACTGGGTTGATTCCCTAGCCAGCCCTCCCAGACCGACCCCCACCCCCCAGATTCCTAAATGGGTCCCCCTCGCCCCCCATACCCCAAGATATGCACAAATAACTAAACACTTTCCAAAAACACCCCCACCCCCTTCATTTTCCGTCACGGGTATCAAACTAAGCGTATTAGGGAAAACCCCCCCTATAGGATTCCTACCACCCTATCTAAAATATGTGGTATATTTAAAAAACATTAACGGAGTGCCACTTTTCCTCCTATGCAAGACCTAGTACCAAATATTGATGCTAACGTGCCCCTACCCGCTTCAGCCACAGAAGCGATGCCCGAGCTTTCCGTCAAGGAAGAACTCGAGATGCGAGGTAGAACAGTCAAGATGCTGGCTGACTTACAGGGTAAACCCGTAGAAGTTACAGAAGAGCATCGCGGCGAAGCCATGAAAGTGGTTGAGCAGGTCGCTTTAAATAAGGCTGACCCCAATCTTGCCCAATATCCCAACCCAACTATTGCATACCTAGCCGGTATGGTTGCTCAATACGACTACATGGTCGTGCGTGAGTTGGTTGATTTGAAGAAATATGTTGTAAATAAGCTACTGCTTGAGACAGATAGTCAAGACCCCAAGGTCAGACTCGGTGCAATCAAGGCTTTAGGTGAAGTTGATGGTGTAGATGCGTTCAAGAAACGCTCAGAAATCACTATTAAACATAAATCTATGGATGAAGTAGAGCAAGAGCTGCTTGAAACGCTCCAAAGACTCGAAAAACGCACAATTGATGTCCACGCAAAGGTAGTTCGCAGTGAAAATAACGCCTGAGCAGGTAAAAAAGATCAAAGAGTCCCTGCCGTTTATGCAGGATGAGGAAAAACGTGCAACTTTGGAGCTTCTGAAGGAGTACGACAACAATTCTGTGCAATATGTAGGCAAAGACTCACTCCTAGAGTTTGCAAATCACGTATATCCGGGCTATATCGTAGGCCCGCACCACAGAAGGCTTGCCAGAATCTTTGAAGAGATAGCAGAAGGCAAGAAAAAGCGGGTTATTGTCAATATTGCACCGCGTCATGGCAAGTCTGAACTCATTTCTTATCTAGCTCCTGCATGGTTTCTAGGTAAATACCCGCATAAAAAGGTCATTATGGCCTCTCACACAGCGGATTTAGCGACTAATTTTGGTCGTAGAGTGCGTAATTTGGTTGGTTTAGATGCCTATAAAGACATCTTTCCGCAGGTCGAATTGCAGGCCGACAGTAAGTCTGCATCACGTTGGGGGACAAATTTCAATGGAGAATATTTTGCAATTGGTGTTGGTGGCGCTCTGGCTGGTCGTGGTGCTGATCTTTTCATCATTGACGACCCACACTCTGAGCAAGAAGCTAAAACAGGCCGCCCAGACGTGTTTATACCTGCTTGGGAATGGTTCCAGTCAGGCCCTTTGCAGCGTCTTATGCCGGGAGGCGCTATCATTATCGTGATGACAAGGTGGTCTAAACTTGACTTAACTGGGCAAATCATTGCCCAAATGGGTCGAGAAGAGGGGGTAGACCCTTGGGAAGTGGTCGAGTTCCCAGCCATCTTAGATGACAAACCGCTATGGGGAGCGTTCTGGTCTATTGAGGAATTGCTGTCTAAAAAGGCAGGTATGGACCCCCGCTACTGGCAAGCCCAGTACATGCAGAACCCCGTGTCTGAAGAAGGCGCACTAATTAAGCGTGAGTGGTGGCAGATCTGGGATCAAGACGATCCTCCCATGTGCGAGTTCACCATCATGTCTCTTGATGCGGCGCAGGAATCTAACAACCGCGCTGACTATAACGCTCTGACTACTTGGGGTGTGTTCTACAACGAAGAGACAAAGAACTACGCCATCATCTTACTTAACTCTATTAAGAGACGACTTGAATATCCAGAACTTAAGGCTCTGATATTAGAAGAGTACAAGGACTGGGAACCTGATGCGTTCATCGTAGAGAAGAAGTCTAACGGCTCGGCTCTCTATCAAGAGTTTCGTCGCATGGGCATACCTGTTGGTGAGTTTACTCCGGGTAAAGGACAAGATAAGATTGCGCGGGTGAATGCGGTGTCTGCACTATTCCAAGGCGGGGTAGTGTATGCACCTGATCGCAGGTGGGCAAGAGAAGTTATTGAGGAGTGCAACGACTTCCCGTCCGGCACCAACGATGACTTAGTTGACTCAACAACACTAGCACTTATGCGGTTTAGACAAGGTGGGTTTATCAAGCTTGCAAGTGACGAGCCTGATCCAATACCACTATTTAAGAGCAAGCGTGGCCAAGGCTACTACACGGTTTAAGGATAAATTATGGCAACGAGTTTTATGGACAAAGGTTTGTATCAAGCTCCCTTGGGACTTGATATGGAACAAGCTGACCCAATCGAGATTGAGATTGAAGATCCCGAGAGTGTACGTATTGGCATGGGTGATATTGAGATTGACTTGATCCCGCAAAATGAAACAGACGATGAGTTTGACGATAACCTTGCCGAATACATTACTGACTCTGCACTTGCTACGCTTGCATCTGAATTAGTGTCTGACTTTGACAAAGACCAGAATGATCGCAAAGAGTGGATTCAAACTTACGTTGATGGTCTAAAACTACTGGGCTTGAAGTACGAAGAAAGAACAGAGCCTTGGAACGGAGCTTGTGGTGTGTTTCACCCCATGCTGACAGAGTCTGTTGTTCGCTTTCAGAGCGAAGGCATTATGGAGACATTTCCCGCCTCCGGACCTGTGAAGACACAGATTATTGGTAAGGACACTCCCGAGAAAGAAGAAGCAGCCGCACGCGTGCGCGAGGACATGAACTACCAGCTTACTGATGTAATGCAGGAATATCGTCCAGAGCATGAGAAGATGTTGTGGTCATTGCCGCTTGCTGGTTCCGCGTTCAAGAAAGTTTACTACGACCCAAGTCGTGGTCGTCAGGTATCTATCTTTGTTCCCGCTGAAGATATTGTTGTGCCGTACGGTGCAGCGGATTTATCTACGTCTCCTCGTGTAACGCATGTGATGCGTAGAACAGAGAATGAACTAATCAAGCTTATGGCTGCTGGGTTCTATAGCGATATTGAGTTAGGCGATCCGTCAACAGAGCTTGATGATATTGAGAAACAAAAAGCTAAAGAGCAAGGCTTTGCAGCTATTCAAGACGACCGCTATCGCATACTTGAGATGCAGGTTGATCTTGACTTGCCCGGTTATGAAGACACAGACAAAGACGGAGAGCCAACAGGTATTGCTCTGCCATACATCGTGACAATCGAGAAGGGCACATCTACCATACTTGCTATTCGTCGCAATTGGTATGAAGATGACTCACTGCATACTAAGCGTGAACACTTGATTCACTATCAATACATTCCTTCAGGATTTGGCTTTTATGGATTTGGTCTTATTCACCTTATCGGCGGATATGCGAAGAGCGCGACCATGCTCATCAGGCAACTCGTTGATGCAGGTACGCTATCTAACTTACCGGGTGGACTCAAGTCACGCGGCCTCAGACTCAAAGGGGATGACACGCCAATTCAACCCGGAGAGTTCCGTGACGTGGATGTCCCGAGCGGCTCCATCCGTGACAATATCTTGCCCTTGCCGTACAAAGAACCCAGTCAGGTTCTCTTTGCCTTGTTCCAGAACATTGTGCAAGAAGGCCGTCAGTTTGCCTCTTCAGGAGACATGAACGTTAGTGACATGAGTGCGCAAGCACCCGTGGGTACTACGCTTGCTCTATTAGAGCGTCAGTTAAAAGTGATGGGCGCAGTACAGGCTCGTATGCACTACTCAATGCGTCAAGAGTTTAAGTTGCTCAAGAACATCATTGCTGACTACACACCTGAAGAGTACAACTACGACCCAGAAGAAGGTGATCGCAAGGCTAAGAAGGCTGACTACGACACAGTGGAAGTTATTCCTGTGTCTGATCCCAACGCGGCAACAATGGCGCAGAAGATTGTTCAGTATCAAGCTGCGTTGCAGTTAGCGCAGACTGCGCCACAGTTATACGACATGCCACTCTTGCATCGTCAGATGATTGAAGTGCTCGGCATTAAGAACGCTGCGAAGCTTGTACCTGTTGAAGATGATCAAGTACCTGTTGATCCAGTACAAGAGAATCAAAACATTCTTACAGGTAAGAAACCTGTCAAAGCATTCATGGAGCAAAACCACGAAGCTCACATTGCTGTACACATGTCTATGTTGCAGGATCCCAAGATCATGCAGTTGTTACAACAGAACCCTATGGCTCAGCAAATCCAAGCTGCAATCATGGCTCACGTTAATGAACACTTAGGCTTTGAGTATCGTAAGCAAGTTGAGATGCGTATTGGTGTGTCGTTACCAACGGAAGAGCAAAACAAAGCAGTGCCTCCAGAGATTGCAGATCAAGTGGCAGTTATGGTTGCACAAGCATCCGCTGCTATTACTCAAGGCAATCAACAGCAAGCACAGCAGCAACAAGCTCAGCAACAGATGCAAGACCCGCTTGTCCAGATGCAGATGCAAGAGTTGCAGTTGAAGCAAGGCGAGTTGCAATTGAAGCAACAGAAACAACAGATTGAAGCAGCCGCTAAAGCTGATCAGATCCGTGTTGAAGAAGCTCGTATTGCAGCACAAAAAGAAATCGCAGCTATGCAAGTTGCAGCAACAGCTGCTGCGGCACGCGATAAGTTAGCTAAGCATACAGAGCTTGAAGGCGCAAGACTTGGCGCAGACATTGCCAAGCATAAAGCACAGATGTCACACCAACGTGCATCGGCTGTCGTGAATAGAGCGCAGTCTAAACAGAATCCTCAACTACCCAAAAAAGGAGAGTAATTGGACCACAAGTTATTAGCACACATCATTACGGAG